ATAGATATGGAAGTATTAAAAGACATAAGTCAGTTAACAAAAGGTTGCGGAGTGACATTTATTAAAAATGATAATTTTCACTTCTACGAGTACCTTATGGTACACCCTAATCGTGATACCTATTTTCTTTTTATAGATAACTGGTCGCAAGAAGTCGTACGAATATACATTAATGACCTCTTGTCAGGAGATTATTATGTTGGTAAGTACGACCGAATCTTTGTCATGAAGAAGAGAAAAGATTTCTTCAGACGAATGATAAAGAATTGTGATAAAAGAATTGAAGAACTTAAAAGTAAGTAGTTATGGACAAAACAAAATTACATTCATCATTACTCTTCCTGATGCTAAAACTGGAAGAGGCAAAGAGCAACCCGATGCTCGACAAGAACTTTATTCTCTCTTTGACGGAAGTGCTCAGATTTTTCCGTGATAACGGAGAGTTGAAGAAAGCCTATGAAAGCCAAAAGGATTCATTGGAAGATATGGCTAATAGTTCTTGGGCGAAAGCACTAAAGGAATATGTTTCATCCAAGAACCAAGAAGACGGAGTTGATGCAAAGTTACCTGATATAGATGAACTTCTTAAGGAACTAGCTTCTGATGAGTTCATCGAAAAGAAAATCAAAGATATTCTTGGAGAGAATGATGTGGATAGCGGAAAGGAGGAATAGCTTATGGAAAAACGAATAATATTAAACGAACAAGATATAAATGAGTTTCACTCAGATGCAGATGTTCTGCAATGGATATACAACTTACTGACGAAAGAGTATCGTTTAAGTGAATACTCAAAAAATATACCACGCTTTGCTAGAATAATTGGCAAGTTAAAGAATTTATAGCGTATGAAAATAGAAATTAAAAGAGTAACGGACTGGCAGCGAGTTGTGGATGCTGCTAGGTTCACACAAGGTAAGGAACCGCTGGGACATGAGCCTAGCGATGAGTTCAAGAAACAGATGATTCTCAGCGAGCATTCACCGCTCAGAGAATTGGAGTTCGATATTAAGATGTATGGCATACCATACTGGGTGAGCAACCATTTTGTTCGGCATGTTCATGCTCAGCCATTCGTTTCCACATCTAGACCAGATATTACTGGCTCCAAGGTATCACGTCACGATATGCGTCAGGATGATTTGGTCAACTTGCAGCTATCCATCAACGCTCAGGAGATTATCAATATCTCCAAGCTGAGACTCTGCAACAAGGCATCAAATGAGACAAGAGAGGTGTGGTACTTTGTTATTGATGAATTGGCACGTATCGAACCTTTGCTTGCATCAGCTTGTGTTCCTCAATGTGTATACAGAGGATTCTGTCCTGAGCCGAAATCATGTGGCAAAACTAAGACAAACTTTTTTCCCTTCATGAGAAAATACTACAAAAATCTTAAATTATATACTGCCGAATAATGAAATATCCAAAATATAACGTCAACGAGTTTGTCGGTGGGCACTTTGAGTACACCACTCCCTGCCCATTCGGCATATACGGCAAGTACACCAACGAAATACTATATGTTGGTAGCCTTGCTTGCCAGCGATGCGAACACTTCCGAGGAATCAACAAAGAAGATGGTATCGTATCTTGTGGAATCGAATAGTTTTAAGAGTGCAGCCTATCTGCATTCTTCTTAATAATTAATCAAATTTTATATATGAATACAAAGAAAATCTCAATTATCCAGCGTATCAAGGAAAAATTCCTTGGCAAGCAGTTCTTTATTGCAGTTATCGCTAACAAGGGAACCAGTTCCTACTTCGTCAACTCCACCATCTACCGCTCAGAGAAGGAGGTGAAGGCTTACAAGAAGTACATCACCACAGACGAGCGTATGAAACAGAGCTTCGATTTCGTAGGCTATTATGGTTTCCGTTCAAAGTTCGACTTCCGCATTCCTCTTAGCGGAAAGCCAGTATCAGTAGAAGAGGCAAAGAAACTGGCAGAGAAGTAGTATGGGAAAGTTGATAGACCTTACTGGACAGCGTTTCGGCAGATTACTCGTCTGCCGAAAATCTGATAAAGAGAACCACCAGCATGGTGCGTTCTGGATATGCAAATGTGATTGCGGCAGGGGTTGTACGGTTCTAGGTTCTGCTCTTCGTGACGGACGAACCAAATCATGTGGCTGTTACCGCTCTGAGCGAGCATCTGCCATCATCACCAAGTATGGCAACCGCAAGGGTAGACCCAAGCGGAAAGACAAAATTAACGGATAATATCCATTTTATCACTTTTCATATTATATTTGCAACATGAAATTCAAGTATTTAATAGATAAAGTTAATGGTTTCAGACACCGCAACGATTTTGTGGTGCTGGACGGAAGAGCCAACTCGGTCACGCTCTCCAAGGGCATCTACGACCACATCATGCAGAAGGAGCGAACAGACAATTCCATCTTCGTGTTCAGACTATCTGACAGAGGTACATACGGATTCTGTATGCGTGAGGACTGGGAAGAACTTCGCAAAGCCAACACCGCCTTCGCTCAGCTTCAATTCAATCAGAAGTATAAGAAGGTAGGCTTCAGAAGTGACTACCCTTCCATCACCGCCATCCTTGATGAGTACAACCTTCCTCTCAACAGAATGGTTCGCCTTACTTGCATCCCACGCAAGTCAGCCAAAGGCGAACCTTATTACGAAATCATGCGACCAAACTTAAATTCGAGCACATGGCAACAAGACAAGAAGTAATACTCAAAGGACTTACCCACTCTCCATCCGACTACGATTGTCAGGATGGGGAGTTGGCAACCTGCCTCAACCTCATCAACGAGGATGGGGCACTCCACCCTATTCACCAGCCAGTAGTAGCCGAGCCAAACATCACGCTGGATGCAGGAGACACCATCGAACTGGTGCACAAGGTAACACACGATGAAGCGATTCACTCTCACTACATCATCCGAAAATCAGACGATACTTGGTACTGGATGGAGAAAGGTGGAGACGGAACCAAGAACACCATCGACTTAAACGGATTCCACGTCAATGCCGTTACAGCAGTTGGCAATATCTTATGTTTCATAGGTGACGAGAAAACAATGTACGCATATTGGAAAGGTAGCAACTACACAAGTTTCGACCTTTCTTCACTTAGCTATAGTGCAACAATCACCAATGTTAAGTCTGAGAAATGTGATGTATCAACCAACCTTGGCGATGATTGGGATAATGCTTTTGAGACGAACAGACACTTTAATAATAACGTAGATACTTCTCTCAAAGGCGCATCTATCATATTCAACGCATTCGATGCACTTATCAACAAACGACTAAACGAAAAAGGCAAGGAATACTTCAAATATACGGTTTTTGGAGTATTGGCTATCAAGTTATATGATGGAACCTCACACATCAATATATCTAATCCATTCATTCTTGCACCTGAAACATCATTCAATAAGTTCATCTGGTATCAGGAAAAGAAATCTGTAGGAACAAGCACAAGCCTTCACACCCACACCATCAACGTTAGCATGGATATACCCAAAGGTTTGGAAGACCTCATTCTTGGTGTAGATGTTTACCTGTCCCAGCCTGAATCTTTTATTGATACAGAGAAAAGAACAAGAGGTATTTCACGATACAAATGTTTTCTTTGGAACAGCAAGATGGCATCAGGAGTTAATTGTGATGCCTTCCAATATCTGTCAGAGGAAGATGTTTACCAGTCGTTTGAAAACAAATCCTTCTATCTTAGTACCAGTATCAACAAGGAAAAGCTAGGTACAGATATACAACTCAAACGAGTTTTACAGACAGAAGAAAGTATTTCTTTGGCAGACTTCAAGCGAGACTCTTTTGGAGGAAAGTGTGCTATAACATACAACAACCGATTGCATATAGGAAACGTAAAGAAGACCATATATAATGCTTTCGATACAGATATTTTCTCCAAGAGAAAAGTTTCAAATACACAACTATGCTTAAATGAGTATGTAGATGTTACAGAAAGCAGTACCGCTACCACTGATTATATTTGTGATGCAGTCTTCAAGGTAAGCATCAGCGAAAATAGCATCAAGCGAGATATATACCATAAGGGCAAACTACAATATCCTATCTGCCCTATCTTGGCATATCCTAGTACGCTTGCCACGGCAATGACTATCTATTTCCACTTACCGAAGTATAACAAATATTACTCAAAGAGAGTAAATCTGAAACCTTCCGAAACATTTGGAATGTCTTACTATATCAACATTAGTAAGAATCGTACTACTCCTACCGCAGCTGATAGACAATCTTCCAATTCTTTGGAAAATGAAGGATTTGGAGGAAGGGTTGATGCACCTACAGAGGAGGAAAAATCAGAGTTGTCTGATTACATGTACCTCTATCACGATGATGCTGGTCTTCCTGCTTTCATGCAAATATACCGCCACAAACTCCTAAAAAAGGATTCATCTAGTGGAACAACAAGAGCAGAAGGTTTTGAAGGTGGTAGTTTTGGAAATCAAAGTGGAACGGTAATTTCATCTTCATATTATTGGGACAATACACCGATAGATACTGGTGACTTCATAGAGATAACCAAGGAAGAATACGATGCAGTTTTAAGTAATGTCGTGAGCCAGAAATATGTCACACAGCACCCAAACGTAATAAAAGTAAGTGAAGCTGAGAACCCACTTGTCTTCCCTGCAAAGAATAGTGTTCAGGTTGGCTCCTCCATCGTTAGTGCAATGGCAGCCAATACACGACCAATCAGCGAAGGTCAGTTTGGTGATGCTCCTCTCTATGCCTTTACAGATGAAGGTGTGTGGGTGCTGATGCTGGGCGATGAAGGAACCTATATTGCCCGACAGCCAGCCAATAGAGATATTTGCTCCAACCCGAAGGGCATTTTGCAGATTGATGATGCCGTTCTGTACCCTACCGAGCGAGGCATCATGATGCAGCGAGGGCGAGAATCTGAGAGCATTACCGATGTGCTGGATGATTATCCTTTCGATTTTCTATCCATTTATTCACATTCAACAAAGGATAAGACCTATCCGAATAAACTCCTTGCGCTAGGTAATATTCCTGAGTCAGATGTGAAATATGTCCGTTTCCGTAAGTATCTCGAAGAAGCTGGCATGATTTACGACTATTACGATAGCCGTATCATCGTGTTCAATCCGAATTATACTTATGCTTACGTTTACTCTTTGAAAAGCAATATGTGGGGAACCATGCACAATGTCTTCAACAAGCGAGTAAACATATATCCTGAGTCATTCGCTACAGACAAAGCAGGAAACATACTTGATGTGTACGTGAAGGAACCAACAGAAAATGTTCCATTCTTCCTTTGCAGCCGTCCTTTAACGCTTGGTCAGGATGCCTATAAGACCATGTTTGATTGCATCACAAGAGGATATTTAGGCAACGTTCAGGCAGGAAAATGTGGAATGGTTCTATTCGGAAGTAAAGATTTGGTTAATTGGTATTACGTTGGTTCTTCTGTTAATATGTATCTCAGAAACCTTGTAGGTTCTCCATACAAATATTTCAGGCTTGCGCTTATGGGCAGCCTTGCCCCAAACGAATCTATCAGCGCACTATCTACAGAGTTCCAACCAAGATTACAAAATAAACTCAGATAATTATGGCAGAATATACATTATCCGACTTCGATAAATACAAGGTTGAGCAAGGTGCATCCTTGGGAACGAAAATAGATGACAAGATAGTTCTATCCACATGTATCAACATTTATCCTTTAGGTACAAATATGTACATGGGATATGTGATATTCAACAACAACTTATACCAGTTGTTCTATTTCGACTCAGACGGAAATCTCTATAATCTGAATAAAACTAAAGTAGGTGTTGCCTATATTGTAGACTCCAACATCACAAAGACAACTGGAACGAAACTCGTCAGAGAAACCTCATCTGATGGAACATCAAATGCTCGCCCATTCCCTAGATACGGAATAGCTACCGCATCAGAGACAGGTGGAACAGAGGAAAGCGGAAAAGAAGAGGAAATCTTCTCCATCGCTACCCTACAGCCTAGAGAAGAAGTAGCCGCAAGTTGCTTGCAGTCTATGCTACAGAAGTATGAAAATCCGCTCAATATAGACAACACCAAGATTAAGCAACTTGTAAGCAAGTCATTCTTGTTTGCTCAGGAGTTCATCAATCAGGCAGTTCTGTATCGTGAGAAGGAGACAACATCGGCAACCGTTGAGAACAACAAGTACGCATCAGTTGATTCTGATTCACTTAGTAGCGATACCGATAAACTGCTCTACAACATAGCTACAGCTATCAACAACTTTATCGCTCAGGATAAGAATCAGTATGCCGACCAGCAGAAGAACGGATTGAAGCTGGCATCTACAGATGTTAATGTCAAGACCTTGCCTGAGAGTATCAATATTAATGCTGCTGTTACTGGTTCGGTAACTACCAAGCAGGAGTCCACGTCTAGTGGAACATAAACTTAGATAAATATTAAGTTTGTCATTTAATACAATAAAGGGTAGCAGTCCGTGATGGATAGCTACCCTTGCTTTATCTAGTCTTAAACGACTAACCTAAAATGGATGCAACCTGATTCTTGCTCTAACAGCCGAGCGGTTGCTTGCATCCTTAATCTTCTGTTTTTTATCCTCAGCGAGTGCCCAGAATCTATCAGCACCATCAGGATAAACAATCATCAACCACTCATAAAGGCATTGGTTCACGATGTAGTCATGCAAGTAGACGGTCATGGTATGTACACTTGTCTTAGAAAAACCTTGCGGCATCCGCATAGCCAAGTAATAAGCATCCTCATCATTTGTCGGGGAACCTATACACTCTTCCCACTCGTTGGAATCAAAGCCGCCACAGAACATTTCAACCTTAGTAAATCGGAAAAGCATTTCTCTGCAATCCTCTACTGCTGAGTCTAGAATCCTTGCTAACTTATCTCTGTTTCCTTCCTCTGATACATCAAACACATTCTTTAATTGTTTGGCATCTATACCTTTCTGCTTGGAATAAGAGTCAGCAAAAGAAAAAGCAGTATTCTTGATGTCATATATCAACTCATTCTTTTCCAACTCTATCATCACTTTATATCCTTTATTACAATACCTCATATCCTATCCTCCTATCTTGTTGGTCTTTTACGTGTATAAATGATTGCGTCAATCTTTAGCAGCAAAACGTTTGCCTTGGAGAGATAATCTTCTACCTTATCCTTATAGACTACTGAGCACCATTCTGCTACTATTTTGTTGACTACATAACTAAAAACCGTTGATTCCAAGGTCTTAAATAAACTCTCATTAAAAAGGCTGCTTACTCTCAGACCAAAGACCTCGTTGCTGCCTGATTCACACTTCTGCCATCCAAGAATACTCTCTAAGGCTACGGAAACATCATCAATGGAATCTTCCCAAAAACCTTCCAGCATTTCTCTATCAGCTTCCGTCACAAACACTTGGTCATACAGACTTTTTCCGTTTTTATCCAAGTTCTTTCCTCCTATGTAGGCAGTAGTCTTTGCCACCTCCTCATAGATGTCACTTTTCGTGATTGTCAATGTGAAATTTGCCATTCTTTATCTTTTTATAGAGTTTGTAACCTAATACGATTAACAGCATGCAGAGTGCTCCAAAAGACCATACTGCATACTTCAACTGAAACTGCTCCCACTTGGAGAGTTGTTTTTCAACTGGATAGGGAACCCTAATTGTATCTGACCTTGCGATAAATCGGAAATCCATATCCTGCTTATTCTCCAAGTTCATCTTCTCCAGTTTGAAGAAATCATAGATATATTCCCAATGCCATCGCTCTACGAAGATGGTATCTCCCTCTTTCCTTGTTGCCACACTATCCCTTACATAGGTGCTGTCACGCTTAATGATAGAATCCCACCTCAGGACGTTCTGTTTTGTTTCAGACGTGAAACTATCAGTTTCAAGGATAGAAACTTCTGGTTTCATCGTGTGGAACGAAGACTTGCATCCCGACAGAAGAAATGCCACAAGCAAGATGCCTATCACGTAGAGTGCTACTTGCCAAAAATCAGTATCGTACCATTTTACTTTCATAGGCTAAACATTAAAGACCTTCTTTGCTCTTGCAAGGAACTTTCGTCTTGATTCCAAGCCGTTGGTTCCACCATTGATTGTCTTGGTAATAGCCAAGAAACTATCACTATCAGCCAATTTGTTCAGGTCATGTTTCCACCACCACCACATAGCACTCTTCGTTGCTCCTAGCGGAAGCTCCAGCAACTGAGGATTCTCCATGATGTCACCAGTACAATATTTGCTGTTCTGATAAGTCTGATAGTTGGCTCTGCCAGTAATCTGAATCAAGCCCCTACCCCGATACTTGTAGCCATCACCATCTTTCAAGTTGCCGAGCATGTTCTTCAACTTACCCACATCATACTTGTGGAAATAGCTTCTGTTGCCGAGTTCCTTGGTGTATCTCAGTTCGCCACTCTCATGCGCAATTTGAGCCAAGAAATGAGCCATTCGCTTAGGAGTATCAATATGGAACACCTCTGCATAGCCATTGATGTAAGGCAGAAACGCATCCACCTTATCCTTGGCATTCGGCATAATAGCCAAAATCTGTTCTCTTGTTACCTTCATACTACTTGCCCTCCTTCACTTGTTTCAGCATACTTGCGAGTTCATCCTTCACCTTGCTCTCAAAGTTGCCTAGTTTTGTCTTGAAATAAACGTTTACCCCGAATATTGCTCCAGAGTAAACCAATGTCTGACTGACGTACCATAGTACACCATCAGACACTACATAATTGTTGAGAAAGAATGATAGGAAGGTGAGTACAACACCACTCACTAGCATTCCTATAGCTGCACCATATTGCAATCCTTCACGTACATTTGGAGTCATATCTTATATTTATATATTATTAATAATATGCAAAGATAAGAAATGATTCCCAATTAGTTACTTTATCCGTTTATTGTGTGCCATATTTTGCTGGTAGGATGCAAGCAGTCAGGGGCTTGCAGATACTCGATAGCCATCAAAACCACCATTTCCTTCAACTCATCAGCATCTTTGCTATATCGCTCCAGCATCACATGATGGTCACTCCTCATCAGGTTCATGGTCACAGCCAAATCATGGATGGTGTAATCAGATATATCATCCTTATGCTTGTCAAAGGCTTCTCTTATCTCATCATCCGAGAAGAAAGGAGCCGTATGCTTGTTTCCGTCCGCATCCTCATACCACATCTTGCTGATAGCATCATCGGCAAAGTGCTTATCGAAATGTTCTTCACTCAACACACCATACACCATCGCACAAAGATGATGTTCCTCCACATCGCTCAACTTGCATGAGAGATACTTGCCGACTGCCTTAGCTATAGCCAACATCTGTTCAGGAGCCATTTCCTGCTGATACTTTTCTACAAACTCTACGAAATTCATACCTATATAATTTAAAAGTTTATGATGCTGCAAAGATAGGCAAATCTTAAACGCAGCACCATAAACTCGTAGATATTTCTGTAGCTATCTGAATATCAGACAAATACAATTACGATAAAAACACCTCCTTTCTTTATTCGTCCTTAAATTTAGTTCTCTTTTCTCCACCCCTCGTCCAGATGTCGTTTTTCTTGCGTTTCGCCACCTTTCCGATAACGTCATTCTCGTAAAGTTCGGGCTTATTCTCCCTACCTTGGGTCTCTGAAGCAACACCACCATTCGGGTTGCCACCTTGGCTGGCATCAGGTTTCCCATTGCCATACCATTTCTGATTATTCTCCTTGTCTGCTATCATAACTATAAACTATAAATTATAAACTATAAACTAAGCAGCGAGTGGTGGGTTCTGTCCGTCAGGACTCACCCCCTGACCGCTCATCATCTGCTGCAACATCGCCTGAGCCTTCGGATTGCTCTGTGATGCCTGAGCCACTTGTGCTTGTAGCTGAGGAGAGAATCCTTGTGGAGTCTCGCCATTCTGAATGGCTTGCTGGTTGGATGCAACCGATTGCAGCAACTCCTCTCCAAATGGGAAATCTCCTACTTGCAGCAACTGCTCCAGCGTGATAGCCTGATTCTGCCACAAGGTCATAAGGAACTCATTTGCCATCTGTCTGTATACTGGAGTAGCCGTACTTTCCGTAATGTTGATGTCAAACTCAACGTCTCGTATTTTCTTAGGGTCGTAGTGTACAATCTGTCCTGCCCTACCCACGATATTGAAGTTACGAGCCACGTCATAGTACTGCTGCATATTCTTCACGGTCTTGTAAGCACCATCAATGATAAACTGGCTGAAAGTCTCCAAAATATCAAGCAGCGACATGGTAGCATTCTGAGTCTGCTGGGCATAAAGCGAACCGCTCGTACCTGATACTCCTGGTTTACCTTGCAGCGCACCATTCACTCCCGATATATCCTCGAAGAACTTCAACTGATAGCTGAGCAAATCACCGATACCGATGTTCGTAGAGTTATTCGCCACTTGCTGAGGAACCTGACCGCTCTTGTTTGGCTTGTATCTCACCACACCATTAAACCTACTCCACTCATCGCAGAAATCATCCCAACTCATATCATCAGGAAGACAATCCTCGGGACAGAGCAGCACACCCTTGGCACTCGCCCTCATGATGAAGTCATACATCGTGATAAGTCGGTTCACGTATCTCTGCTGGTCAATCACGTCTTCCACGAAGCTGTGAATCTCGCCATCAATAAACGGATAGAACTTGAAACAATAAGGATGCTCACCATGAGCATAAGGAGTCTCGCCTTCTCTCAGAATATCACCGAAAGGAGAAAGATAGTAGAAATGCCAGTAATCATCCATAAACCACTCGGAATCAATCTGAGGAATATCCTCTTCCAGCATGCCAGCAGCCATACCTCGCCTGATTCTGTCTCTGTTCTCTGCATCTACAATATCAGCCTTATCCTCAATGTCGATTTTGAAATCATCGCCATTGTTGTAGTCGTGGCATCGGTATCTCGGTTTACTCTCCTTGCGCCAAACCTCAATCACTCGGCAGAGCGAAGGGTTGGCAGGATTCATAAAGTCGATAGTCTTAGGGTCGAACTCACCGAATCGCTGAGTGCAGTCTGCAATCACGAAATCTCGGTTAGCCGCCAACCGGTATATCTCCTTCAACTTACGAGCCTCAGCAGGAGACTTGGCAAACTCTCTCAGTACGTTGCCGATGGTAATGTCATGCACCTCACCCAAACAACTCACGTCCCAACCACGGAAATCCCTCATATTGTTGTCTATGAAGAAATTGTTCGGGTTCACGTAGTCCGTCCAGCAATCCAACCTACCTCTTCGCCATCCATACTTTTTCTTATAGATGGCAGCACCGCTTATCAGGAACTCTTCCATGGTTCGGGCATCCAGTTCCGTCTCTCGGTTCAGTTGTCGGTTACATTGCAGTACCACGCTCATGGTCTCACCATATCGCTTCTCATCCTTATCTCTGTCATTGCACGTAGGTTCCTTGCTCTGTGAGCGATATACACCCAGCACATTCTTCACCAATCTACGGATAAGGTTGTTCTTCAATGGTTCGCTACCCTGCTCACGGATATAGTCTTCCTCCCTGATACGCTTAGTAAAGCCACACTTGCTTTTGAACTCAATGGTATCTCCCCACTGGTCTCCATAGCAGTATCGCTTGTTTCTCAGTCTTCGCTTACGGAAGTTATCCATGTTATTGTAATATCGCTGAGCCTCCAGCAAGATAGAGAAGGCACGCTCGTATGGCTTGTCAAATCGGTTCTTGGATGCCTTCACGCTATCCAGTTCTTCCTTGTCAAGCACCCTGCTCAACGATAGCAGTTTGGTTTCTTCTTTCTTCTTCGCCATAATTTATGATGTTGTAGGTTCAACAATATGTGCCAACTTTCTAGCCACTCCAAGGAATCCGCTTGCAGTATCGGTATCGCCAAGACTGACACAAGTGAGATAGCCAGCCATGTAGAGAATAGAATCTTTCAGGACGGAAGGCAAACTGATTTTCTGTTCGGTAGTGATAGATGGAACCTTAACGTAGATGAATGCCAATGTAGCATCCTGCTTTTTACTAGTATATAGTTCGATACTCTTGCCGTTAGCCGTATGCACGATAGCCGCAATCGGTCGCTCAGGATTTCCCCTGACTCCATATTTGCAGTTCTGATACTTGTAGGCATCATCACTCTCTGAAATGATTTCGGCAGGACGGTTCCATCCTTCTGCCTTCACAGAAAGGATTCTCAGCATATCGGTAGGCAAAACCATCTTACCCACGTAATAGCCGTTGCTATCCGTCCACGTTACAGCATTCGTACACGAAGTACCTTCCACCATATCCTCAGGAGCATCCGAAAGAATGATTCTTGCTGCATCTACGATTTTACTCTCAATAAGTTCTGCTTGCGAGAGTGTATCAGAATCGCTAGGAGCCAGCAAGCCAGCAGACTCTTGGTTTCTATCCAAGAGCACCTTCACCTCTTTCACTAAATCAGATACAGCATATTCTACCATTACTCCAAACCTTCTAGTTCAACACCCTTTTCCTTAGCAATCGCCAAGATGTCTTCCTTGGTTTTCATCTTTGAACGGCTCACACCATAGGTCTCAGCCAGATAATCCTTGGCATCCTCAACGTCTGTCACTACGTGGGTCTTCTTCTCGTCAGCCACCTTCTTCTTTGCCTTGGCAGCAGCCTTCTTCTTGGCTTCCGCAGCTTCCTTCTTCTCGTCAATACTCTCCACCAAGAAGAACTTGTCGTTGAACCAATAATGAGACTCGATAGCCTTCTGTACCTTTGGGTCTCTTGTCATATAGACACTACTGCCCGTGCTCTTACCCTCAAAGTTAATGCGCATCCGCTCGTTACCTACCATAACGCTGAATGCCAAATCAGTACCAGCTTGATATTTATTAAACATGATTATACCTTATTATATATGTGTTACTAAAAAAGGGATGGGGCTAGTGCCCACACCCCTCACTATTTAATGAATAATTTGCAATTCTGCTTGCTGTTAGGCAGTAGCCTTGGTTTCCTCTGTATCAGAAGTGTCATCTGTAGCAGGAACCGCAGCAAGGCGCATACGAGCATGTGCCTTAGGGTACTTCAAGTACAGACAAGCTACCTCCTGAATAACTACTGCATCGGTGTTACGGATGCCAGCCGCCTTCAAATCGAGAACGTTTCGTGTCCAAGACAAGTGTACTCGCTTAACCAAGAACTCAGGGTCAAGGGCAAAGCCACAGTCACTCATACCGAAGAGGTCAAACAACTCAGAGTGAATCATCAGCACCTCACCGAAGTCAGTCTCCCAACTCTTGAACTTCAACTTCCAAATATCAACGGTGTCCTTCAAACGGAACTTGTCGGAATCAATCTTACTGAATGCGCTCACGAAGTCAGAACCAGCGATAATTACCTTGCGCTTGTTGCCGATACCAGTACCAACAAACAAATCTTTGGAAATGTCAACCAACTCCAAGTCGGTAATCACTCGCTCATTCTTGTTGTAGCCCTTCTTAATATCATCAGCAGTAGCAACATGACCTACCTCAATATCCTTACCAGCCATCCACCAGATACCCTTGGTAAACCACTGGGCAGAACCATCCTTGATTTCGTGCTTGATGCAAGCCATATCACCGAAGAGATAAGTACCTTCCATAGCAAGACGCATATCATAGATGCTATCCTCCTCGATGTCAGAGAAATCCCAATCCACTCGCTTAGCAGCTATCTTGTCGAAAGTGGTCTGCTCGACCTGAATCATGAAGTTCTGACAATACTGAACCTCATTAGAAGGAAGGTTGTTGAAACGACCCGTCTGAACGTCCATTTCACCACAACTCTTAGCCATACGGATGAGCTTCTGACCCTTCTGCAAGGCTGGAATACCGATAGCCTGCTTATTGACCAACTTACCATTTACAGCATACACAATCGGATAACCTTCTGTGTTCTTACCGCAAACGCAGAGTTCCAAATCAGGAGTAGGAGCATCAGTAATGGTAGAATATGCAACACCCTTGTAGTTGGTAATCGCCTTCACACCTACCACTCGGATGGTATCATCCAGCGTAAACATGGTAGGGTCTTCTACCTTCAATACCATAGATGTACCAGTACTCTCCACCGTTGTTTCCTTCACGGTTGTCTTGATAGGTCGTGTGCCGATACTCCAATACTCAACTACAAACGAGTTGGCAGACTTGGTTGTCGCATAACGTGAAATCTGGTCAACTGGAGTAGCCATCGGGCGAATCTTAGTAATCTTCTCGTCAATGTCGTTCAGGTAATACTCCGTGCCATTCTCGTTAAAATGCTCACGTCCCAGAGTCTCGCTCTTGATACCTTCACTCTGACGAGCAGCACCGCCATTGCCAGCTTCACCAGCAGCAGGAGCACCACCAGCCTCATCAGCAGAACCACTCTCGCTACTACCGCCATCAGGAAGAGCCGCCTCAGCCATGATAACCTGACCATTCACTCCAAAAATAACTGCCATGACCATCAGAAAGACGGAAAGCAGCCGATTAAATGTACTTTTCTTCATTGTTATTCTGAATATTAATTAAACATTATATATTATCTTTTCACCTTGTCGAATTATCGAATGTGTGTTCTCTTCTCGTTGCCACGCTCCCAGACGTTACCCCTTCGTGATACCCTGCCCACAGCACCAAGGTCAGGCTGGTTATCCGTCTGCTTGGTCTCTGCATTGGCTGAATCAAGGTCAGCAGTACCATCGCCCTTCTTTCTCAGTTCAAGGTTCTTGACGTGCTTGCTGTTCTTACCACGAACCTCACCTTCATGGGCTGCATCAGCCACATCAGTATCATGGTTCTTAGCCTTAATGAAAGCAGTAATCATTTCCTCGGTAAACTTGCCAGTCACCACATTGCGCATTGTCTGAAAGCACTGGTCGATGGCATCGTTCACAGCTTCCTCGCCATACTTCTCTTCCAACTTGTCGAACACCTCATAGCTGGAAGGCATGTTCTTGTCATACTCCTCCTGCAATTTCTTGCCGTTGGCAGCATTCTGCAAGAACTCCGACTGAGCCGATGCAATCTCATCCGCATTGTCAGGGTCAGAATAGTAGTCAATGGCATCCTCACCATGGGTACGAATCAACTCAGCGTAAGGACTCTTGCCAGCCTTCATCGCTTGCAGGAAGGTAGCCGCCTCAGGGTCACTACCCAGCCAATCGCCCATCGCCTTTTCGTTATCCTTGTAACCCTGCAAAGCCTTCTGGTCGGCATCATAATCATCATTGATGGCTCCATACATAGCTTCATCATCCGCATACTCCGTATTAGGATGGCGGGTCTTCAAACGCTCCAAAGCCAAGTCTCTCTTGGTCTTGGTGTCTTGCTGTTTTGCAGCACCAGCATTCTGCTCAATATTTGTATTTTCGTCCATATATATATGTGTATATTTATAAATCAATGCCCAAAATTAATGCTTTTTTCCGATTTTCATCTTTTATCCGTTAATTTAGTCTAATCGGATGCGACTAATTCAATACTTTTTTGTATATTTGCAGTGTCAGATATGAAATATAAGGATTCACGATGCTATTATATACAGGAACGTGATGCTGATTTATTGAGGGCTTACAAAGAAATTATTAATGTAAGAGACAATATCAGACTCTCAGAGATTGAGGAAAAGCTAGCCCAATCTCCGAGCAGAAGATTTTGGGTTTCAGAAGACCGTGCTTATATAGTCATATTAGACTTACTGAAAGGAAAACCTCTTGATAACATGATACCTACCCGAAAGGAAATGTATCAGGAAATTTTCAGACGATTCCAGATTCATAAGAGTAATGAGCCATATCTCAGTAATATGGATATTATCAAACGTGTATGTGCTGAAAAAGCACCCAGTTTCTATTTGACTCCTCAAAGCATACACGTAATTCTTAGCAGGGTGAGAAAGGAGGAGAAGCAAAGATGCTACGAGAGACGAAAGAGAAGATTGCGCTTTATGCTGGGTACATTATAATAATGTGTATCACTTTTCTAGGATATGATGGCATGGGTCTCTCAGACGATTGTTCTATTCAGAACCGACTAAGCTACCCTTTCTTTCATCAGAACATCTTTCATGCTGCCATCAACCTTTATGTTTTCCATCAATGCTACCGAGCCATCCCTTGTGGCATCGGTCACTTGGTGGCATTCTATCTCATAGCCATCAGCTATCCATTCACCTCATCCGTGCCAATCATCGGTCTCAGCGGATTTATCTATGCTTACATGGGCTTTATCGCCCCCTACGTGGAGAATAAGGTAAGATACAATCTCACCATTCTCCTATATATCTGTGTTGGAATCTTCTTCCCTTGCATGGCAGTTGGAGTCCACATCTATTGCTATGTACTTGGTCTGTTGTGGGGATATTTAAATGCACCGCTATGCCAAGACAAGTAACCGCCAAACTGACTGATGCTGTAGACAAACATGTGCTTGGCATCCTGAAAGAGAACGAGAAACGCATCAAGGAAATCAACACACCATTCAATCCTATCAAGGGTGAAGGTTGTGGAGATAAGCGATTCCTGCTCTTCCTTCCTGATTTCCCGATTCAGAGACAGCAGCTTCCAGTTTCGATGAAGAAGATTCCGCTCGTCAAGATGCTCATCGAGTTTGGTAGCTGCAAAGCGGTAATCGAGGAACTGCACAAGGATATAGACGAGCCGTACAACCTAGAAGAAGAGATTGAGCAACTTGTGGAGCAGTTCACTCGCATCAGGATGAAACACGACCCATTCTTCTTCTTTGCCACGTTCATCTATATCAAACCGAAAGGTGGAGGTCTCCCCTTCCGGTTTGTGCTCAGAAGACCGCAGCGAAGACTGCTCAGGTGGCTGGAGGAGCGAAGAAAGAAGAATCGCCCTATCCGTCTCATCCTGCTGAAAGCCCGACAATGGGGAGGTTCTACGGTTATTCAGATGTACTTCCTATGGCTGCAACTCATGTGGCAGAAGGGTCTCAACTCACTCATCGTGGCTCAGGTGAAGGACACGGCAGAAACCATCCGAGGGATGTTCAAGGAAGCTCTGAAAAACTTCCCTACCAAGTTCCTATACGAAATGGGAGAAGCGTTCTCAGAGAACGAACCGAAGTTTGTTGGAGTGGGAACATCTGGTAATGTTAAGAAGGTTCCTCAGCGATTCTGCAAGATTAAGGTGGGTTCCATGGAGCGACCACTATCAGCCAATGGTGAAGACTACAACTTGGTTCACCTTTCCGAGGTTGGTTTGTGGAAAAAGACGGATGGTAAATCTCCTGAGGAGGTAGTACAGAATGCTACCAATGGTATCTTATACCGACCATACACGATGATTGCCTACGAATCCACAGCCAATGGTACTGGCAACTTCTTCCACAAGGAATGGATTGCCGCCAAAAATGGACAATCTCAGTTTGAGCCGTTCTTCGTTCCTTGGTTCGAGATATACGATATGTATCATCTTGAATTTGAAAGCAAGAAACAGAAGGTAGAGTTTGCCAAATGGCTATACGAGAACCGCAATAATACCAACACGATGTCCGACCGAGAAGAGCCAGGTACCTATCTTTGGAAGTTATGGACACTGGGTGCTCCACTCGAAGCCATCAACTGGTATATTGCCGAGCGCAAAAAGTTCACCGACCATGCCGATATGGCTGCTGGCTACCCTACCGATGATATTGAAGCATTCAAGCATTCAGGAGCCAAGGTGTTTGCCGAAGACAAGGTTGACAAGTTCCGCAAGGGATGCCGAGCACCTAAGTTCATCGGTGATGTTTATGGTGATGGCTACAAGGGCAAGAAGTGTATGCAGAATGTCCGATTCTGTGAAGACAAGCAGGGACAGTTGTGGATATGGAGCAAACCTGAGACCTTTGATGATTGCAAGGTGATAAACCGCTATCTGGTTGTAGTGGATATTGGTGGACGTAGTAAGAATGCCGACTGGTCTGTTATCTGTGTCTTCGACCGCTATTGGATGATGGAAGGTGGCAAGCCGTATGTGGTAGCCCAATGGTATGGGCATATTGATATGGACTTGCTGGCATGGAAGGCGGCTCAGATAGCCAAATACTACAACGATGCTCTGCTTGTGATTGAATCCAACACCTTGGAGACGAAAGACAAGGAGCATATCTTGGAAGGTGGTGACCAGTCTGAGTTCATCCTGAATCAAATCAAGGACGTATACGACAACCTCTATGCACGCAAACAGAGCGAATCAGACATCAAGAATAAGGTTCCAGTGAAGTACGGATTCCATACCAACGTGGCAACCAAGCCAATGGTTATCTCTGTATTGGTTCAGGTTATCCGTGAACAACTCTATGTAGAGCGAGACGATAGATGCTTAGATGAATATCTCACCTACGAGAAGAACGGAACCGTATACGAGGCAGCAGACGGAAAGCACGATGATTTGCTCATGACCAGAGCCATCGGACTCCACATCTGTTTCAATGAAATGGAAATGCCTAAGATGATACAGATTCAGGCAAGAGTAATGAGAAGAAAGGTTTCTGTTTCGGCAGCAACCATCATATAGCTTCACGAACAAATAATTACAATTATGAAAGTAACAAAGATTTTCAAGCGCATCAAGTGCGAAATCATGTACCGCCAAGCTACGGCTAAGGCAGACTACGCATCCAAGAAGAACAATGGTGAAATTTTCTACGTCCTTCCTACGCAGAAGGGCAACCTCATGATTATGAACCGCCCTCTCTTCGAGGCATTCAAGAAAACCAAACTGGTAGACAACGACATGAAGGTCAGAGACCTCTTCAAGGATTGTGTCTACCATACCAACTGCAAGAGTGAGAAGGGAAAGCGCAGCCGCAAGCGCAAATTTCTCAGATGGAAGGGCTTAATCTAAAATTTTTCTGCCCTAAATAAACGGATAAAAGATAGGTGGAGAAAATTCTGCCTATCTTTGTCTATTATTAATAATGTATACGTATATGGATATTTATAAGATTGTTAAAGGCAACAGCTTCGACCTTTTCATCAAGCTACAGAAAGCCTACATCAGCAAGAACAAGCAGATGTTGGAAGATATTGACGTAGCTGCCATCAGTAATCTAGAAGTACACCTTACTGATGCCTTTGGAGAGTGTGTAGCAAAAATGCCTTTTGTTCAGAGCGGAACAAATAATAGTGAAGTAGAACCGAGTGATATTTGTGTCAAGTTCCCACCATTTCTAGAGGAAGGACTATATGGCATTACCATTCGAGGCAAATACAATGGAAACGACATCTGTAGCATCGAGCACCGCCTTTTCCGTATCGTTGAGAGAAATGGTAAGTCTCATATTCCTCTCGGCATCGTAGAGGGTGAAATGGGAGGTATGTACAATACGAAGTACTGGATAGAACTGAACAATCAGAATGATGCTGATGTGGACGATACAAATGTATATCTGGAATCTTCACCTTCTGTTATTGCTTATGATGGAACAGAACACATAATCAAACTCTCATGGCAATTCAGGAAGAATGGTATTGATACTATTCCCGACAATATTAAGATTATTGACGGAAGTAATGTCATTGAGCCTAAGGCAACTGATACGTCTGTCAATGTTTCACGTTCACAAGTAGGTTCATACGCTTTCCATATCATAGTCACGCTGAACGGAAAAATATATAAAGCAACTGCTTTTGTTACAATCGGTGCAAAGACTATGTATGGTGCATCATCTTTATCAGATGCAAACGAATTAGACCTATCTGTACTGAATGGAAGTAATACTTCTTTGGTCAATCAGATGATAACGGTTACTACAACAGATAAAAACGATGTAGTTTGGTTCATTTCAGACACTCCATTACAATTCATTCAGGGAAACGTCGAAGCTGATTTCCACGAAACGATTATTGGTGCATTATATTATTATAATTCAGACCCACTTATTGCTGGCGACAATACTTATACAATAAAAGCTAAATAAATATGGTAAAATTAGGTAGTACGCTAGAATCTTCAAGAAAAGACAAAAGGTTAGCAAATTCAGATAATATATATGACAAGAAACTAGGCAAGATGCAGGAGAAAATCAACCAAGAGGTTTCTTCTCTATCTCCCGTTGATGAAGAAGACCTTACTAGGTCATACAATGATAACGGACGTTCTGTAACCAAATTTGCCGACCGTTCCTATTCCCCTCAGAATTTTAGTGGTAAAGGCTACAAGATTCTTCGTAAAAACATCAAGCCAGTCTCTATTGCCACAACAAAAATAATAGTATCATCTGTCCCTACGTCAGATGGTTATCTGGCATTCATCATTAATGGTGTAAAGAATTATGTTGATGTAGTAGCATCATCTGATACAACAACGGATAAAGTTGCAGAAAAGATAGCTACAAAACTTACTGCGACAATGACAGAGTATGAAGTATCAAAAGATGCTTCAATGATTACTCTTACCCGAAAGTTTGGTGGTTCCGTAACTCCATCTGTATTCTCTGCAAGCACTACTGGTATTGTATGTACTGTTACTGACAGCACTAAGCAAGAGCTTCGAAATATCATAACGCCAATTATGATGAATCAGCCTAACACTATCTATGAAATTAGGTATGATTTTGACTTGAATGGCGAGACCATTGAAGTGCTAGAGGGGTGTACTTTGAAGTTTGAAGGAGGTATGCTGAAAAATGGGACACTAGAGGGGAATTATACAAGAATATTTGCTCATATTGCAAAGATAGTTAAGAACATTATTTTTTCAGGAACTTGGGATATTCAAAAAGTATATACAGAATGGTTCGATGAAGAAAATGATTCTAAATCTTTACAATCGGCAATAATAGCGGCAGAATTGTTTTTGTCACCTATATACCTCACAAAAAATGAGTATCATATACAAAATGTAATATTCCTTTTTAACACTAGAATTATAGGGAACAATAAAATAATCAATGGAGATAATGGAACAATATTTATCAGTGGTTATTTAGAAAATGGCAAGGTTTTTGCAAACCTTGATGAGAGCAACGGCATAGATGGTAATCCTACTCACTATGTTTCAAATTGCTTATTTGATGAAATTTCTTTCAAAAATTATAAAGTGGGCATAAAGGCTAAAGGATTCACAGTAAGAAGTGTTATCCGTAATTGCCAGTTTATTTCAAACAAAGACACATACTCAGTTGATATAAACCATTGCTGGAATATGTTATTTGAGAAAAATACTGTCATAAATAGTACCACTAGATTTTCTAGTTTTGTAGATTGGACTAGTATCAGGAATAATTCTTTTGAGTATTACTTATCTGATGATTCTTATGATAGCATAGGGTTGCTTATTGAAGCAGGAAGTTTTTCTTCGATAATAAGCAATAATGGTTTCCATGGTTTCAAACGTGCTTTATTAATGACTGGTTATAAATTCAACACAGTCATAACATCTAATCATTTTGAAGTTAACGGAACATGTATAGCTTTAGATGATAATGTAGGAGAAAATATACGAATTGAGAATAATTGGATTAAGCCAAACTCTAGCGTCTACAGCGAATTAACTGCTATGAAGATAGGCAATCTGAAACACTCATGGATAGGCAACAATATCTCTGATATTAATTCTAAGTTCACACATTATTTAGTTCTTGGTGGCGAATGTGATAATAATATTTTTGTTGGAGTAAGACCTGAACAAATAGAATCTTATTTCAATTCAAATATATTGATAAATACTGATTGTCAAAGAGTTAATGATGAATTAAAAGGTTATGCCAGACTTTCTATAACAGATGTGAGAGGCGGAAATGCTTTAGATACAGAAAAATCACAATCTACGGGAAATAATATAATTAATGGATTTAACATAAAAATAGAAGACAATGATACGATAATTATATCTGATAGCATTGACGCAAAATTAAACAATGGATTGATTTCATTTCCTTATGTGCTCCTTTTAAATTTAAAAATATTTTCATCAGTTTATTGGTACATACAAGCAATAGTAAATACAGGGAAAATAACTGTATTAAGTAATTATAGAGAAGACTCCTATAATTCAACTAGTTATATAGATATAAATTTAGAACTAGTGGATGGTAAATTAGCTATACGCTTAAAGAACATAACAGGTATAATAAGTGGAACAATAAAAAAACTATAATTATGGAAAATATTATATTATATGGCTTGGTATTTGATACCAACAAAGGAATTGCCAAATTTTACAATCCAACAAATAACATTTGGGTTGATGCTTTAGGAAGGAATATTTCTTATTCAAATAATGGACCATCAACATTACGTCCAAAGTTTTCTACAAACAGTAATGAAGGTTTTGAGTATTATGATACTACTCTCAAAAAGAAGATTCTTTGGAATGGTACTGTTTGGGTGAATATAGATGGAAGTCCATTGAACCTTAAAAAGAGTGGAACTACACAAGAGAGGCCATCAAAAGTAGAAATAGGTTTCATTTATGAAGATACCACATTGAACAAATTAATACTTTGGGAAGGAACTAAATGGGTAAATCTTGATGGTACAGATTTAAATGAGCAGGGTGCAGAGAATCATCCGTAAGCAATCAGTAGATGAGCAAAGTAGATAATATAAAGAAGAAGGGTGAGTCAAAAGATTCACCCTTTACTTTTGCAGCAAGCCTGCACACCTTAATATTTAAAATACAACTTAAAGAACTTCTCACAAAGACTCCCCATCATGTAGCATGGTTCCTCGCTCAGCATATCTATTCCATCCTGCTCACAGATATGCGCTACCACATGAAGAAGCTCATGACCTATTGTATTGATGATGCTGCCATCAGATTTACACTCCCCAATGGCAAGCACACTTCTTCTTTCGGAAAGGTTGGAATAGGTAAGACCCCTATCTACACTCTCCTTGGTTAGATGTACGTTGGCTTCCGATAACGGATTTCCGTTGCAGCCAATATCAGAAAGAGCATGGCATATCTCATCGGAATCAGGTGGCTGATAACCTATGAAACATACTATGCTCCATTCGTATTTCGGAAGTTGTATTACTCTTCTCATCATAATACATCTTCCCAAGGAATAGGCACTCCATTGTGGCAGCAATCGGCATAAAATCTGTTAAAGATGAAACCATCCTTCTGGTCGGCATCATCCACCATATCCTTGATAAACTGGGCTAGCTGCTCTTCATCCTTGATGGAAGACTTGTAGAAGTCTGCCCTCGCCATATTCGCCACATATACATGGTCGTAGCCAGCCTTATTCATTACCTCTACTCCCTGACCAAGCAGCAAGGCATCCACCTTCTCCTTATCCCAAAACGAGACACTTACATCACGCTTGGATGAAGGGTCATACTTATACATCAGGCTCACCGCCCACTCGCACATCTTCTTACTGAAATGATAGCCATTGTATCTGAGATAAGAAACCATTCCCTCAGGTTTGAGGTCATACATATCCAATGGCATTCTGCATTTTCCCATATTGCTGAATATTAAAGGGAGTCTGGTCACGACATAAATGTCGGTGCCAAAACTCCCAAGTTAAACACTAGCGACCGCCACCATTGTAGCCGCCACCACCTCTTTCACCATAGCGGTTCGGGTAGTTCCAATCATCGTTGACGTTATTGAATCTACGTCTGTTCTCACGCTCTTCACGCTCCTCACGTTCTCTTCTCCAATCGTCACGATAATCAGGCATACGCTCACCCATACGCTCCTGCTTCATCTTTTTCAGACAAGACATAGCCTTGCTGCCAAAACCAAGCATGGACTCGATGTTGTCATACAAATCATCGAACTTATCTTCTGTAATCTCAATCATTACCATAATCATAAGATATTAAAGTGAATAGGTAGGAGATTACTTGCTCATGGTCTGCTGGAGCCATCCCATCATCTTGTCAATCTTGCCCTCAATGCCTGAAACCTTACCTTCCAGTTTATTGATTTTCTCGGTCTGTTCCTTCTCCTTGGCTATCTGGGGGTTGAGTTGCTGTAGCATTCCCTCACAAGAATCAACGACCCTCTTGTGGTAATCTACGCTCTCCAGTATCGCCTTGGATTGTCTCAGCATGGCATCGACCTCGGCACTCATGGCATCCTTGTTGTCGCTAACCACAAGGTTCTTGTCGTTGGCTATCTGTCCGTTTGCTGGCAGTTGCTTGAAATCCACTTCCTCGTCTCCCAGCTTCACCTTCACGTCCACTACGGTCTCCATAGGCTGAGGAGTAAAGCCGTTGTTAAAGGTAGGGTATTTCGTCTGAGGATTGCTTACTGAAACCACCTGACCGATTCGCAAGTTCGGGTTCTCGCCCTTGTCTAGGACATAGAATAAAGAATTTGTTCTTAAACCTTGAAACATAATGTAATCTCCTATTATCTATTCTTGTTAAACAATACCCGACATCACCTGTAGGGTGTTAGTATCTCTCTCAAACCAAAACTGATAAACACCAGTTCCCTGCACGTCTGCAACCGTCAATGGTGCGCCATTATACTTGGTCACAGCCTGAGTACTTCCGTTGGTCTCGAAAAGGATAGGCAGCGTACCAGTCGTTCCAGTCGGAATGTCTTGCATCAGGTTCACGAAAATCGTTCCTCTGTAGCTGGCATTCAGGAAGGCATGGTTTTTGAACGAGAAAACAACATTGTTGGTGTTCACAACCACGCCCGTAGAAGCGATAGCTGCCGAACCATTACGATTCACCCATGTAAATGGTCTTAACCAAAACATAGCAGCCTCCTTTCCTTATTAACCCCAGAATCCTGCATTGTTTGCAGCATTCAGTCCATACAAACCAGCCTGATAAGCAACGCAGTTAGGAACCGCAGTAAATGGGCTATAAGGAGTGGTCACGGTCTCAGGCAACTTACACTTGATACCAGCCACCTCGTTCTGCAAGACAGCCAATACCTGATTGATAGGAGCCACCGCCTGACCAACAATCTGAGAGGTCATAGCAGAAGACTTGAATGTGCTGTTCTCTTCACGAAGAGCATCAATCTTATTCTGTAACTCTCTCATTTCAGCTTGCTTTTGTCCGTCAACGATGGTCTGAGTGCTATCCTTGATAGCGTTGTGCAAGTCGCAAGTCTGTCTCTGAGTCTCGTAAGCCACATTGGAGAAGCCACGCTCCTGACCATTAGCTACATTGTTGATGGCATTCTGCAAAGTACCAGTCTGCTGGCAGATAGCCAAGCGGTTCTCGCAGCAGCAGTTTGCAATCTGCTGAGCAATCTGCATATTACCCTGCTGCAAAGCGTTGATAGTCTGCATACCGCTCATACCAACCTGATTACCTACACTCTGAACCTGAGAGGTCAATGCAGAAATGGCACTCTGAATCTGTCCTTCGGTACAGTTCAACTGAGTGGCAAGATTGCTGAGTGCATTACGATTACCACCGATAGCATCCATCAGGAGACCACGACCATAGTCATTGTTAATTTCGTTGGCGAGACCACCACGACCATTATTGCCGAAACCTCCCCAGCCATTACCTCCCCAGCCCATGAGGAAGAAAAGGAAGATTACCCACATGAACCATCCACCTTCGCCACCGAAACTATTGTTTCCCTTCATGGCAAGGAGGACATTTGGGTCAACACCCTGCTTCTGGAGCAGAGGCGCAAGAAGACCGAGCATCCCATTATTAGATGTTGAGCCTTCGTTTCCGAATACATACGTTTTACTTTCCATATTATCCTGAAATCTTTTTTTTGTTAAACACTAAATTATGATTCTCACTTTGTAACGTTACGAGCACAAAGATACAAATAATATGGATAGAGATAGATAAACTCGTAAAAGATTATATAAGTGTGTGATTAGCAAAGATTTATGGTTACGAAAAAGGTCGTAAATATATAGGAGTGGCGATTACGTCTCTCCTATATATATATAATGTGTAGCGATTACTAAATATGGATGCCGTACTTACGTGATAGCTTGTGGAAAAAAGCCTTCTTATTAGCGAAGTATCTGATTAACGACTTATTCCACTTCTTTTCATGTCCGAACTGGTCGTGGATGCCTTCGGGTATCTTGCCATCGTGAACATACTTCTCAAAGGATGAGATAGACTTCCCCATTTCGTGAGCACACCATCCCTTGTTGGCTTGCGTATCATTCATCATGGCAGTAAGAAGTGCCACAAGTTCCATATCTCCTTCCGACAGACCGCAAGGGATAGGCTTGCCCTCTGCTTGGGCAACTGCTGATTCATGTGCCTTATCTGCGAGAGCACGAAGTCCAGCTTCGATGATGCTGTAATTTACTAATTGCGACATAAGCATATATAATTAAAATGAGTGTAATCAGAAACATATCACAATAGTACATCTGATTCGTGATAACGATGGAATCATACATGACGTGAATCACATTGACTCCTGCAATATAGAGAATCGGAATGCGCCACTCTACACACAATCGGTGCAACACCTGACCCTTCCAAAGAGAAATCGGGTAAAGAATGTAAGTGATGAAGTAGAAGAACCAGATAGGTTCCTCATTCTCTTCGTACCATAGTGTTATCTCCATTTTGTTGTCATAGAACTGAGATATACCATACCATCTGAAAAGCATGACCAATATAGGCGCATACTTGAAATAAAACAAGTCAGTCTTAATCTTGCTTCGTTCAGGGAGTAACTTAGTTATCTCTCCAATTAACTTCTTGACTCGTAGGTCTTCGTCTTCATCTTTTTTCATAAGCCTTCATTTTTTAAGTTTATAATGATTGGATAATCTTTTGCTGATGTAATCACCTGAGATTCAGATGTTCTTAGATGCTGCAAATATAAAAAGAAATAATAAGAACATAACAATTTAGGATATTTTCAATAGTTAAACTTTATAAATACTTACAGATTGACAGATTTACACAAGAAATAGAAGTAAAAAGTTTCAGATTGAAAGCAATTATCCCCCGAAAGCCTAGCACTTTCAGGGGATAGTCATATATGTATTACTTCTCTGTCTTCGCCTTCTGATTAGCCACAACCACCTTGTTAGCCTTCTCCAGCACGGAAAGAATCTTCTTTCTAAGTTCACGAATCTGCTTCATGTCCTCAACGTTGTAGGCATCCTTGCCATCATCCAAGAAACCTTTCTTCAACTCGGAAATCTCCTGCTTATCAAGGGAAATCTCGTCAATAGCATCAATGGCAGCCTTATTGGTGTTGTAGTAGCCATCACTCTGACTAGGAGCCGTATCAACCAAGAGGTCATAGGAAGTCTTGAATCCGTTCAGTTTGGTGTAGAGTTGTTTCAGCTTCAAGTCCTCGAAATCATCCTTCGGAGTAGCGTGAGCCTTGTATATATCCTCGGCATTCAACTTGTGAGGTCTATACTCCTCCCCACTCTCCTCAGCACGTTCCTTCTTCTTGTCTTCCTCATACTTCTTCACCTTCACATCATCCTGCTTGTACTGCTTATACTCATCAGAGCCGTAGAACCGCTCCAGCATAGAGTAATCGCCATCCACCTTGGCTTGTTTCTTCAACTTGCTCAGGGTATTTGCTGCTCGGTCGTGATTCTCCTTCATATTCCAGAACTCATCACCTTGTTTCTTAGTAACCGGTCTATCATCAGGATTGCTGACGAACTTGCTGAATAATGGAATATCAGCCACCTTGATTTCCTTCCGGTCATTGAGCGACTTGGTAAGCAAACCGAGCACCTGACTGCCCATGGTGTAAGCACCACCGAAGTAAGAAGACAATACATGGTCAACCACGGCAGGGTTGTTCAGGTTGTATCTTGGGTTACCCAAAGCATCCCATTTGTTCTGCTGCACATCAGGATAGTCGTTTCCGATTGAGTTCATCATCCTTGATGCACGAACCAGCCAATCAGGAGTGCCCACGTATGCCTTGGTAAAGTTCGGGTCATACTTATTGTACTCTGTCTCCTTGAATAATGGCTTGCCAGTGAAGTCAACATTGAAAGCCAACTCAAAGACTGGACGGATGGCATTCGGCATCAGACTGACCGCAATATTTCCGTCATATCCAGTAGGGTCGAGCGGAAGCATATCCACCACCTGACCGAGCAAGTCTTCTGCATACTGGCTCCAACTCTCCTCAGCCAACTCTCCACCCATCATCTTGGATGCAATCATATCGCCTACACCATAGAAGGCACGGAACTCCTGAGCAAGCGGAATCTTCACATACTCATGAGTAAACGGAACCCACATAATCAGGTTGTTTCGTCTATCCCACTTGGTGAACTGCCAGTACTTATCCTTATCATCATCACCGCCCAACAGACTCATCAGGGCAGCATTAACGACAGGAACCAACACACCACTCGCCAACCATGATGCAGTAACAGCCGTAAACTTGAAAGGATGATGCTTGGCAAGCGCACCAAGAGTCTGCAAACTCTGTACCGCCGGGTTGATGAAGAGATAGAGATTTCTAACCATCTGCCAGCCATATTCGCCAGTACCCTTGCGGTTGAAGTTCAAGGTTACGTCCTTGGCATCATTCACAGCCTCATCAATGGAACGACCATACTGAATAGAGGTCATGTAGATAGCGAATCGGTTACTATCCTCAATCATTCTGTTCAGGAATTCGATACTATCCATGATGGTATGCCCTACCTTAACTGGGTTCGTCTTCCATCTATCCAAATCCTTCAAGTCATTCTTGAATTTCTTCTTCAAGTCTTCCACGTCAAGAGAAGAGACAAAGCCAGTCTCGCCACCATTCATCATGAAGTCATAGAACATCTGTTCCTTTGGTGTAGCGTTTCCGTTGCTTACCTTATCTCTCAACTTGCCGTTCTGATAGTCTCTCAGCATGAAACCGAGATTCCAAGAGGTAGCAAGATTCTTTCTGAGCAGATAGTTATATTTTGCATCCTCACGAATAGCGGTAGATGCAAGGGTCATGGTCAGGTCTCGGAAGTAGTTGGAAGGGATGAAGAGAGGTGAAAGACTGGTGTAGGCAGCAGCCATCTTTCTGCCCAACCAAGCAGCAGCCCTATCCAGTTTGCCGCTCTGAATCTCCCTTACTCGGTGTGCTCTGGTATTGTTCATCGCCTGAGCCAACTGCGGGTCACCATTCACATAGATAACATACTCCTCGCCATCCTTCATCACTCGCACCTCATGTTCTCTCTCCTCGCTGTGAGTCTGAGGATAGGCAATGTTCAAGCCGTCTCTCTGCTGGGTAGCATCGCCAGTCTGAGCCATCTTCTCCATCTTCTTCTCGAAAGCATCAATGGCAGCCTTCACCTGATTGCTATCCATCTGAGAAGTAATCTGAGGTGTAGCAGGAATCCACTCCTCGTTGCCGTTATCATCCACACTCTTCACGTACCAAGCCTTGCTCAGGGTAAGAAGAGAGGTAGGATGATTCTGAGCCAAGAGCATCAGGTGTTGTTTCACCCAGTTCTTGTTGTTGAGCAGGATTCCACTCTCTGCCATGTTCTCGATGTATGCGATAGGGTCATCAGCGATAGATGTTCGTCCATGTGCCTTCTTCAAGGTCTGATTAAACGCACCCTTGCCGCCACCGATATAGTCCCATACTTGGTCGGCAGTAGTGCCATCCCAGCCACGAAGAGGAATATAATGGCTATACATATCACGCACATACTGATAAGTATCTTTGCTCATCATGCCAGCCTTATAACCATCACGGAGAATCTTCTTGGTAGCCGCATTCGTTGCATCCCAGAGGTCGTGAGTCTCGGTTACATATTTATCCTCAATATCCTTTACCAGTTTGTAAGCAGCTTCCTCAAAGTCTGAGCCGTCAAAGAGAGCAGATAAACCTGAATAATCGTAGGCAATACCATTCTTGTCATAGCGATAGTTCATATAAGATGGAGAATATTTCGCCCTAAGTGCATTATCTCTCTGTCTCCAAGTAGTGAAGTCTACTCTGCCAAACTCCAAGTCGCTATCATTAATGATACGGTTCATATCACCCTTGTAAGCCTTGTATGCAGCACTTCTCTGAGCCACGTCCTCATAGTCAGCTTCTAGAGACTTCTTGAAAGCCATCTGTGCATCACGCTCCAAACCATGCTTAGCCATCATGTAGATACGTACATTATCATAGCTATCGCCCAGTACCTTCTTCATCTGATGATAAGCCTTTCTAAGTGGCTGCAAGAACTCATTGTTGTACTCCTCAAACTCGTTCTTTCCCTTGCCGTGACTGCGGTTCTCGGCGGTATAGGCATCCTCAGCCATGTTCAGGCGGTCAACACCCACTTCCTTCATGATAGCTTCCTGAGCCTTGCGGATAGCCAGCATACTATCTTGGAAGGCGATACGTTTGAGAACAGAACCACACTGCAACTCTCGGTTGAACTCTCCAAGGGCAGTATCATCACTCAGAAGATGCTGCTCGTATGTTGGAGCAGTCTTCCACAAAGCCATCTGCTTGCGGTACTCGTCCACTCTCCTCAGGAAGTCAACAGCACTCTCACCAGCGTTGCGTTGTGGGATAGTTGGTCGCTGGGCATCCTTTGGCAGATTATTATCCTTCTTCCACTTGTTCAGGTCATGCTCAAACTGGTCATAGCGCAAGGAGAATCGGGTATTACCTACGATATTGGCATTGTTCTCATCAAATATCACATAGTTGGTATCGCCTTCCTTTGCACCGCCAAATATAGTACCAGCCTTATACTTGATACCAGTGAAGCCAATAGAAGACAGGAACTTACTAACTGCACGACTAGCATCTACATCTTTCCACTTCTTTGTTCTTCTTAAAGCATACATTAGAAAATCATAGGCATTACCGCCAAATGAACCATCAAAAGAAAAACCACGCTTTTTAAAGTCGGCAAAATCTATTTTTAATCGCCTTAATTCTTTAATAATTGTATTCTTTTGTTTATCTGTCAAAGGAGCATCCCAATCAAGATAATCTCCATTATCATCAGGAATATCCACATCATAAAGATAAGCAATATTATCAGGAACAGCTATTTCCTCATTCTTCTTTGCAAGAATATTGCTAAGTTCCTTTAAATCATCATCATCAGGGAACATTTCTAGAGCAGAAGAAATGTCTTTTCTCATAGCATCCAATCCCTTGTTTACATCTTTATGTTTATAGATATATTGACTTACCATATCTTTGTTATTGGCAGACATATCTGTCACAAATTCAAAACCGCCATTATCTTTCCTTATCTTGGCACGTCTTGTGTAGTCCTCAGCAATATCCTTAGAGTTGGTAACATAACCACCCCAGCCAAATGCTTGTGAACCTTCGCCTTCACCCATGTGGCTGAAATCGAACTTGTCAAATCTAACACCAGTACCATGATAGGTACGGATGCTAAACTTAGGGTCAGAGCCAGTAAGTAGAGGAGCAATCACATGTTCCGTCAACTGAGTAGGGATTCCGTTACCGATAATGGTATGGCTCAGGTTCTCAGAGAATGGCATCTTGTAATCATCGCTCACTCCTGATACTCTAGCGAGCACTCTACCCATGGCACGATATACCTTACCATCAGGCATCACAATCACATCACCACTCTTGGTTCTGAGTGTTGGCAGCAGTTCATCAGCGAAGGCATGAGGAATCTTTCCGTCAGCATAGGCACTACCCATCACATATAATGGCTTGTCAATGTTTCTCCAGTCAATGCCATCAGCCTTCAAGCGAATATCCATCCAAGGAGCCACACCATTCTTCTTCTCTGTCAGGGTCGGAATAATATCAGCCACAGCTTCATACCATCCACTCTTGTGTGCCATCTTCTTTGGCTTTTCAGGGAGTTTGCCATCACGAACCGCACGGACAATCAATCTCTCTCGGTTTGTGTAGCCGCCATAGTCAGCAGCGTTATACACATCTGCATCCCAAGTATAGCCGTTGGCATCCAGAGCATCGGTAATAGTCTTCATGGCATCTGAATCCTTATATCCCTTCACGTTCTCAATGGTCACCACCTTTGGCTTTATGGCATTGATAAACTCAGCAGTACTAGCAGCAGTCTCCTTGTCAAGTTCCACCTCAGCATGGTTACTCTTCGCCTGAGAGTAGTTCTTGCAGACTGGGCTGGCATGGAAGTACTCCACCTCGCCATCAATCTGTTTCACCAACTCTCTTGGGTCAACATCACGAACATCAGCAGTAACGATGTGCTGCCCGAAGTTGTTGCGATATACACCGCTTATCTTCTCGTCATACTCAACTGCCACCACTGGGTCGATGATACCCTTCAAGCCTTCCTCAACAAGACCGCCACCGCTAAAGTATGTTCCAGCCTTAATGAGAGTGCCATCAAGGTTCTTCAAAGAAAACTTAGGGTCACGCTCAATAGCTTCTGCAATATGAATAGCCTTCTTGTTGGCTTGTTTCCATCCCTCAGGTTTCTCCATCATAGATTTCAGAGAGAACCGGATATTGTCGCTGCTATTGATAGCATCCATAGTAACCTTCTGTCTGTCCTCTGCATTTCCACGCTCATAGCTGCTCACATCAATGCCAGCCATCTTCAAGGCATCTACCACATCGCTTGGAGTATCGTTTGGAACAATAGCCTTCTCAAACTCGTCAAGACCATAAGGACGCATAAACTTGGTCTCAAAGTAAATAGAAGGCTTATCATTCTTGACAGCTTCAATAAGTTCATTCAATTTGTTGATGTCCTCGTCTGTCAAGTCCACACCATACTCTTCCTTGGCATATTTCTTTGGATTCTTCTGTGTGGCAACCTCTTCCAATCTGTCCATGCCATAGCTTTCAAATGGTTCTGCATCAGGTTGCATCTTATCAGCCAACTCATCATAGACTGGTTGCCATTTTTCTTGAAACTTCTCAACATCTTCATAGTTGCCAGTCAAATTGCCCTTCTTCTTGCGGATTTGGTCAAGAGTCCCCATAGGTTTCAATATGGATGCTACGAAATGACTGAAAGAAGCCGAACCAACGGAAGCATTCTTGCCATCTTGTTTCATTACCTTCACGGCATTCTCCACAGTGTTAGGCAGATACTTACGATTGCCATCTGGCTTATATCCAGCAAAGATAACCTCCTCCACATTATAGCGGTCATTGAGTTTTTCTTTCCATGAATCGAAGTCTTCCTTCATGCCTTTGTCCTGAATGTATTGTTGTGCAGCTTTCATCGTTGCATTCTCATCCACCTTACCAGAAGTCTCCGCATCACGCAGTATGCCATCAACGAAACGAGACAAAGCCCCATAGTCATAGCCATGTTCCTTCATCCAATCAACATCAAGTTGTTTGTTCTTGGCAATATTAGAGTTTGGTCTTTTCTTGATAAGCTCCTCGTCTTTCTTAATGAATTTCTTGATGTCATTGTCAAACTCTTCCTTATTGCCATCATACACCTCACGAATAAACAAGTCAAGGAGTTTCTCCTTTTGCTCATCCGTAGTATTATAGATACCATTTAATTTTCCCAAGATACCCTTCACCTCATCATGAAGTTCCTTTGGATATTTGCCTTCAACATGAACCAACTCAGGAGCTTTTCCTTTCTCTTGCAAGTAAAGATAAGCCAATCCGTTTGCTTCACGACCATCCATGAAGCTATTGATGGCATTTCTTGTGAGACGTTGCATTTCCTTTGGAACGGATTCTATGTCGTCGTAAGCGACATCACCACCATTGCCACCAAACTTCTTTTCTACTGGAGGATAAATAGGAGTCCAAGCATCTGCGGCATAAGTGCCGATATTCTTGCCTGTTCTCTTGGCAATTTTTTCTGCCTTCGGTATCAATGTAATCTCTCCATAGCCAGAATATATTCCATTCTTTGAGTCAATCACACCCATGGAAGGTGCGGCAAAGCCACCTTGCTTGATAGCCTTGCGAAGCTTATCAAGACTGATGTTGTGCATACCAAACATGGTTTTTTCGTCCTTCAAAGAGAAACGCACATCCTTATTCTTCTCATTGAATCTCTGAGACAAAGGAATCACATTACCATTATCATCATAGGTAACGGCATCAAGCAACTTTTTGTTGTTCTTGCTGTTCTTATAGGCGAAGTCTGTATCATTGATATAGTCTTCCTCACGACCATAGCCCCATTCTGCAATATCGTTGCCATCAAACCACACATCATCAACAGGAACTTTTTGTTCGATGATGTTGTAATCGTCACCCCATCCATGCAATTTTGCATTATCAACAGCATAAGCACGACTTGGAGTAACCCAGTCACCATTTCGGAAAGAACCTTCCTTCACATCAGAAGGAACACTACGATACATTGTAATAGTCTTAGCTTTCTTCTGAATAGCATTACGAACGTTATCAATAGCCTCCTTACGCATAGGGTCAGCTGCACGATAAGATGCGGCATTAGTCAACTCCTCCAAGTTGCCGCCATCAATATCATCATTGATATAATCACCAAGAGTTGATTCACCCTCAAACTCGCCATTATCCCAAGCTTCCTTGCGTTCTTCCTTTGTTAAGAAGTAACCATTGCCCCAAGGTGCAGCACCATTGAAGGCAGATGTACCTTGATAGCTGGAATCTGTAGAATAGCCAGCAGCCTCGGCAGCTTCATTCACCATCTTCTGAGCCTTTTCCATATTGCCATCTTCCACCGCTTTCAGGTATTCTTCATCTTTCAATGAGAATTTTGTGCCCTCATTATCAACTTTTTCGCCATTTTTCTTGGCAGTTTCAGAAGAATTGTCTATCTTTGCAGCAGAACCTTCGGTTTGGGAGAGAGCGGTGTCACCTTCCAACGAAGTAGCGGCAGTGTCTGTCCTCTTGTCGCTTGCCGAAGTTTCCTTTTTAAATGCAGTTAGCAACCAAGATTTTCTTTCTCCATCCCAAGTAAGACGAACACCAGCCTTATGGGTTTCGCTTTCCAAGTTTACACGATTCTTACTACTTGAAACTACACGCATATCATTCAGAATCTCTTGCAAATTATCAAGAACCTCAGGATGATACTTCACAAGTTTAGAAAGACCATAGCCATCACTATGCCCAGTTCCTTCTTCGCCCCATACCAAATCAATATCACCAATATCCTTATGATGAAGAGCACCAATAGCTTCTCCACCACGAACCATCTTCAAGAACTCTATAGCAGCTTTAGCTTTACCACGGAACTGATTGTATATATTTCCAAAAGCACCAACACCAACTGGCTTAATATCATCCAAAGAGAAGTGAGGTTCAGCTACAGACTGCGCCTGAGAGAACTTTACCTTTGCATAGTCTGCAAATGGCTTTAGCTTACGGTTGCTCGTATCAAGCCACTTGTCGAACTCATCCTTACTTACTCCAGTAATATTTCCAAGACCCTGCCAACCATCGCTATAATTGGCGAGATAAGCCTTTTTGGCATCATCCATGGAGTCATAGCCATACATTACCTTATGCTCATCAAACGAGCCATCAGGATTCACTTGGTCAACGACAAATACATCACCATTCCAATTATCAAGGTCTGCTTTGTCATTGATGAACATATCCAAATGGTCACCATCCTTGCCAAACTTGCCACGGATATAGCCATAGGTATCGTGCATGGTTACTTTCCACTCTTTTCCATCGGCATCATTGCCTGAGCGAGTTGACCCCTTTGGATTTTCTATTGTGTAATCGTAGCCACCGAACTTGATGTGTCCCTTCTTGTAGTTGCCACTCTCTTTCTGTGCGTCAGATGGATTGGTTTCTGTCTCTTCAATGGCAGATTTCAAGCGAAGAGAGAACTTGGTGTGCTCTATGATTTTCATATCCTCAGGCTTGAAGATAACATAGTTGGTATCATTTTCCTCTGCACCACCCATGATGGTTCCAGCAGGATACTTGATGCCAGTAAAACCAAGAGCAGAAAGAATCTTGCTTGTATCCTTTTCGCTCACGAAAGAACTGATATTGGTATATAACTTCTGCCCAGTCTGAGCTTCATTGATAAGTTTCTTTATATCGAACTCCAAACCTTTTAAGTATGCAGGAGTAGCCTTGAATCTAGCCACCTTCTCCTTTGCTCCAGTCTTATCCAATATCAACTCTGCCAACTTCTCTTTATCAAGATTAGAAGGAACATCGCCATACCATTCCAGATAGTTGCTGCCATTATCATCAGGTATATCAACCTCATAGAGATTTCTTTTGCCATCATTAACAGATTTCCAATCAGAAGGCTTCGTACTTTCAAACCATTCCAACATTTGTTTCTTCCGAGTATTCTCTTTGTCGGCATTATAGCCATTCTGCAAGAACTCCTTAACATCATCATAATCTCTCTGACCACCATTAAACAAGCCAGCAACTACATCAGTATATTCATGAGTGTTATTACCAACATATTCAACATCTTGATGAGGAGCGTTAGCATCTACAAGATTCGCATAGCTTTTACCAATCTTCTTTGATGAAGTAACATAGCCACCCCAACCGAATGCTTGGGAGCCAGCACCCTCGCCCATGTGGTCGAAGTCAAACTCTGTGAAGTCAGCACCGCTACCATGATACACCTTCAACGAGAACTTCGGAGCATCAGCTATCTCCTGATTGATGCTGTTCACAACATCATCAGTAACAATATCGCCCTCCTGAATCTGCTGAGGTTCACGACCAGCATTCTTCACAAGTTCCGCTTGCTCTGCTCTGGTCAAGATACGGTTCACCTTCATCGCACCAGTAATCACCCAAGGGTCAGTCTCAGGGTTCGGGTTGGTACGATACATATAATATCCATCAGTAGGCAGATGTTTCAAGCCAGCCAATGAATGCTGATACTTGCCCGATGGATTGATACCCTCTTGGCGAGCTTCCTCCTGATAATCTACATCAGCAGCATACTCCACCTCAGCGAAGACGAAGTTCTTAGGGAAGAGAGTCTTGTTGCCATCAGCATCCTTGCGGTTGAACTGTATAGCGTAAGGCACTACACCAAGATGCCAGCCTGGTCTATAGGCTAACTTACCGCTACCGCCTTGTGTTCCCTTACCGCCCTGCTTAACCTGAGGTCTGCCAGTCTTGCTTTCTCCTGCAATAGGAGCCGCATCAGCATCAAGCCATACACCAACTGGGGTAGCAGCACCATCAGGGTTCGCTACCATTGGTGGATAGAGTTTGCCATCCTTCAATACGAACACCTTATAGCCAACACCCTTCTTCTTAGGTTCAGGTTTCTGACGGAGAGAGAAAGAAACATCTTCGCCAGTCTCGGAGTTCGTTACCTGACCCTTGGCAGTCTTCACGTAGGCTTGTTCGATGGAGCGGATGATATTCTTTGTTACATCGCTATACTCAGTACCAAAGAATGCCAACTTAATCTTCTGCAATATCTCATGGATAGCAGCGAGCAGAGGATGAGACATCTTCATAGCGAGAGTGTGAGCCAAGTTGAGGTCACGAATCATTTCACCTACCGCATCAGCAACAACCTCCTCAGCATAGTAATCTCTAGCACGTCCAGAGAATCCAGCATCAGAATATCTCTTCATGGTCTCATCTACCGCCTTGTCGAAGGCATCAGAGCCATAGGTGTCAAGAACAAGCTGAGTCAACTCATTGTATGCAGCAGGGTTCAGTTTCTTGATTTGGTGTGTCATTTCATGACCGAAAATAAACTGAGCACCTTCCGTGATAGAAGAGTCAAGAGTGATGAAGATTGTACGATGAACGTTGCCATCGGCATCCGTAGTCTCCTGAATCCAGCCGTTGCCCAACTTGTCTGAGTACTGCCATTGAATGTTAGCACCCATCATCTTAGCCAATCTCTCGAAAGCCTTGCGAGTCTTCTCGCCAACGATATTATCAACGACCTTCATATCATCCACCTTATTCTTCTCTACGTCAGAAGCACGCTCGGCAGTTGTCTGCTGCTTGCCATTCTCCTTGGCTGAGAAAGGAAGGTCAGATTCATCACGCTGTGCGCCTAAAGGTGCTTCATCGGTAGCATCCTCAGGAACATTTATATTATCATTTATTTTGTCATTTGTCTTCTCATTATCCAAATCATTATCCAAATCATTATCCAAATCATTAGATTCATTATCCGATTCATTATCCAACATCGCCTCTGACTCAGCCTTTTCATCCGACTTCGCCTTCAACTCGGCCTCTGGCTCAGCCTTGTGCTGCTCAGCATAGGCTGCATTCTCCTGAGCACGTTTCTGCTCTTCAAGTATGTTCTCTGCCTGAGCAATGCGAATATTTTTAACAAAGTTTCTTGCTTCCGATGCCTTGAAACCGCTATTGAGTACACCGATAAGTGCGTTGCGAATATCCTGAGTGTCGAGTGATTCAAGGTTGGATGGACGATTCTCCCACAGACTATGAACGAGCGCATCAATGGTGGTTCCCTTACCATCAGCAGCGAGCAACTGGGTCTTGGAAAAATCTTCTCTGCTCAATCCAGTCTCCTGCTTAACACCCTTGCTTGTCTCTGTACCCTCATAGTTGAGAGAGTGAGCACCGAGGTTGCTAGCCACATACTCCTCAGCAGTAAGCGGAGTTGTATCAGTAACGTCAATGCCAGTACTATCATACAGACGATGAAGGAGAGAACCGATAGTTTCTCTATAGAGTTGTGATACAGCCTCAGCATCATCCTTCACCGCACTCTTCAAGCGAGCGAACTTTCTTCTTGCCTTCTCAATGAGTTCCTTTCTACCCTCAGCAGTATCTTCCACCTTGGCAAGTTGTCGCTCATTATAAGCATCACGAATAGCGATAGCAGAGTCATAAGCCGCCTGAGCATCAGCAATAGCCTTCTCCTTGGCATCCTTTGCAGCCTTCTGTTCCACAAAAGTCTTACCCTTCACGGTCATGTTACTAGCCTTGTCGAGTGCCTTCTTTGCATCAGACACATATCCAGATACGATACTATCTGCATCATCACCGAACTGAGTATCATACAACTCAGCAGTCTGTGCGGCTGTTAGCTTCGAGAAGTCAGGGTTGCCATCCTCCAGCATAGGAACAATGGTTCCATCTTCAAGGGTAATGGCAGGAGTCTGCTCAGGAGCAGGAGTGTTCTCCTCAGCATTTGATTCCGATTGATTATTCTCCTCATTAACGATATTGGTATTCTCATCCAAAGGTGGAAGCTCACGATGGTTGTTGATATAATCAAATGATGCAGACCACTTTTTACCATCCTTATCTTCAAGGATGATACTACCCTGCTCATCAATACCGACAACTTTTGATAGAGTGTTTTCCTTTGGTCTTCCAAAACCATCGCCACTCATCCATATCTCGCTACCTTTAGGCAAACCGAGATTTGCAAGCTGAGAATCCTCATCAGATTCTTCTCCACTATTATCCTCTATCATTGAGGATTCAGGCATAGCTTGTTTATATTCATCGAGCGACATAGAAGAGATTGTAGCCACATCTTCTTTGCTCACAGCATGAGGAACGAGAGTGCCATCACTCTTCAACTCCACTACCTTAGCCTTGGCACCAGCATCACGAATGAGGAACAATCTAGAGTCAGGATATTTGGTATTACCATCCTTGTCGAGCACATCAACGAGCACCACGTTACCATTATCATTAAGTATCTGATTGAAGTCAAATGCAGGTTGAGTCTGCTCTGTCTCCTGATTCTGCTGTTCAGTACGTTCTTTCTCCATCTGCTCACGCTCAGCCTTGGCAGCTTCCAGTCTCTTCTGGTCTTCCAAGTCTTTCATCTGCTGCAAGTCTGCAAACGAATAGGGATTCTCCACCACGTTACCATCTATAGAGATAGCAGCAGTACCATCACCATAGTCAGCCAACACCTCATAGGTATGTTCAGTACCATCAGTATCAGTCACATTGAACTGGGAGCCAACTTCAACGGTTCCATCAATGATTCCAGCCACTTCCTTGATAGCATTCTCTTTAGCATCAGATACCGCCTGAGCCTTCACTTCATCAGCAGGAAGTTCTTCACCCAGTTCAGCAAACATCAACGCATCAGCGTGTTCTACACTATTCGTTGTCGGGTCATAGTATAGAATCATACCATCGCTATTGCTTACATCAATAGAGCCATCATCATGAGTAGCAATATTACCACTGATAATATAAACACCATAGTCTTCCAAGCCACCTGATGCTTTGATAGTAGCGTTACGGACAGAGCCACGACTCTGGTCTGTGTACATATCAACTCGCTGTTCTGCCTGATGAGCAGCGAGGTCAACCTTGTCTTGTGCATCATCAACCACACCTTGGTATCGGGCAGAAGACAATTGGTAGTCATAGATAGCTTGGTCAAGTTTATCATCCTGCCCAGTCAGGGATTCCAGTTCCTCATCACTCATGGCAGATAGCTGCTGTTCAGAGATACCCAATGCTGCTGCAAGAGTCTTCATCTGTTCTTCCTGCTGAATCTGCATATCATGCTTGTCTGCATCATCAGCATCATGCCCCTCAGAATAAGCATTGTCAATATCTGCCTGATGCTGTTCCTCAGGTGTTGTTGGTTCGTTGGTAATCTCCTTGGCATTCATTTCAGCAGTCTTGGCAATATTGTAGCCACGCATCTTCATCAGGTTGACACCATAGTTAACAGCAGCATTAATCTGCTCCTTGGTCATGGTATCTCTCTGTCTGAGAATATCAGCCAGCACACTACCCATCTGCTCATTGGTTGCGTTGTCTATCTTATCCTTGATGTCTGCCCAGTTATCGCCCATCAGGTTCTGTGCATCACTATCAGCCACGTTCACCTTGTTGCGGAATCGGTAGTACTGAGCACGATTGTAGATACCCTTTACTGGTCGGGAGCCAGCACCCATAGCATACATAGAACCGACAGAGATAGCCATACCACCGATAATATCAAGTTGCTGCTTAGCATCAAGAAGGTCGCTCACCTTACCTTCACCATCCAGCAGGGCATGAAGAGGAATACCAATCTCCTCCTCCATAACTTCCTCAGCGAAACCATTGATACCGAACTTCTCCATCCACTTCTTGGAATTGGTGTACCATCCGCTCTTGCCGATATTCTTGAAGAACTCAGCAGAAGCATTCATACCATGTTTCTCCATGAAGTTGACAGCACCCTTCTTGATACCATAGTTGTGACCGAAGAGTTTTTCAGTATAGTTCTCTACCATAGCAGAGGTCATACCCTTATAGAGAGCAGTACCAATAGACTCACCACCCTCATGCAGAAGATTTCCATTCTCATCGAAAGTGCCAAACTTATAATCACCCTTCTCATCCTGATACAGATTACCAAGATGTCGCTGCATGATGTCAGCACCAGTCTTCAACGCTTGCTCAGTTCCAGCCATCGCATACGAGCCGATAATATCACCAATCACAATACCAGTATTCTTCAAGACCGCAGCACTCACCTTGCCCATGCCACGCTTAGCAGCAATCTTCAAGGCTCCACGACTGATGCCCTTAGTAATACCACCATAACCGCCAGTCAAGAAAAAGTCAGCCATAAATGGGAGACTCTGCCCTGCAATCTTCGTCCAACGATAGACGTTACCCATCTTCTCGTCTTCAAGAGCCGCAGCAGCATCCGCACCCAGTTTACTCTTCAAGAGCATCTTATCAGAACCTGAGAGAGGAATATTGTTATCCATCTTTGTCTTGATACGTTCCATCTGCCCCATGATAGCGAAGTCAGTCAGACCGAAATCCCAAGTCTTGGCAGTAAAGGCAGTATTATTAAGAGCCTTCAAGGCATCCTCACCCCAGCTACTTGTAGGATATTGTTTCACCGCTTCAAGCGCACCAATCTGCTCAGTAACCAGAGAAAGAGAGGTTGCCAACTTATTTCTATAGTCACTCTGCTCAGCAGTTCTTCCGTTACTTGCACCGATACTTGCACCATAAGAGAGCAAAGGATTTCCGTGTTGACGATTATCCTCAGCGATAAGAGCTTCAATCTCCTTCTTTCGGGCATAGGCATCAGCCAGTTTCTTGTCAAACTGCTTTTGAGCACCTTCCTCAGTAAGGTAGGTTCCATTCTTGCCGATGTTCTCCTGCAAGTCATAGTTACCTTTCTTGTCACGAACATCAAAGGCAGATGGAATCTCGCCAGTATCTACCGCTACCTGATAGGCATCGTTCTGCTTGTCAAGAATAGCTTGCATCTGCTCAGCTTCAGGAAGGGAATAAACATTCTCATTGTCCGAGGTAACGTATGCGCCAGTCTTGTCAGTCTCAGGATTGTAAGCGAAATCATCCTTCACCACATTGTTTGCATCACCACCATAAGGAGTCTGATGTGTACCCAAGTTCACACGACCGAAATCCTTCTGCTGTTTCTGCTTGCGTTGTTTCAGTCTGTTGTATCTGCCAGCATTGCTCATTGTCTGCTGAGCACTAGCCGAGATTGCTGCTGCCCCAGCAGAGAAACGAGCACGGTCAGCAGCACTCATAGGAACGCTACCGCCCTTCGCTCTAGATGAAGTCTTACTACGAGGTTCAAAGAGTGCAGAGTAAAAACGCTCATAAGTTGATGGAACATCAAAGTTCTGAGCCTTCAAGTTCTCATAGATAGCGTGTCTGTTATCCGCACCGCCCTTTCCGTCTCTTGTCAGAGCACTCTCAAACTTATTGTAATCATCAGGCACATCATAGTTCTGTGCTTTCAGATTCTTGTATAAAGTGTATAATGGTCTTTCTGCCATGATATATATATTTGTTTGTTACCAAATTCTTGTTACCAATTCTGTTACCACTTTACGCCAGTCTTCTTCTTACCACCCTTGTTGGATGATGACGTATGGTTCTGTTTACCCTTACCATGCTTACGCTGATAGGCTATCTTCTGAGCCTTCTTTCCTGCTGCCGTTTTAGGAGAGTAGCCCATCTTCCGTACTTCCTTTGCAGCCTCAGCCATACCCTCAGGGTCTTTTTCCATCAAATCCATATACTCATCAACCTCTCCTGAGTAGGAGCCTTTTCGAGAACTGCCACTACCCGACTTGTTGGCACGCAAACGACCAGTCTCTGCATTCATACGTTGTATGGCCTCTTGTGCTTGCCAATGAGAAATCTGCCCATCAGCCAGAGCCTTCTTGATAGCCAAGACTGCCTTCTTGTAATCAGCATCAGTCTGATACTTCATCTTCGACAAGTCAAGTCTTCTGTTTCCTTGGTCGATTCTCTGCTGCCCTTGGTCATTCTTCACCTTGTTGATGTCGTTCTGCATATCGTGATACCTCATCTGCTCAGCGAGAGTAAGGTTATTCTTCCGAGCTTCCTCATCAAGAGCGAGTGCCCTCTGATAGCCAGCCAGCCACGATGCCCGATTCTTCTCTCTCTGAGCATCCATATAAGCCTTGCGTTTATTCACCGCCTTAGTCATATCCGACTCAGGATTGTGTACCACCTTGGCACCATTCGTAGCAAAGAAGATATTGGCGAGCGCACGAAGACCATCACCAGTAGCAGCGATACGAGCCTTTGCACGTTCTTTCTTCTCTCTGTTCGCCCTCTGCTCGGCAGTCTCATTCAGTTCAGGATTCAGCATCTTATACATATCAGCATAAGATAGCTGCTTAGGCTGAGGTTTAGGCTCCTCCTTCTTCACGATAGGGACAGATGGTTTATCCTCCTCATCATTAGGAGCACTCTGATTTACATCTACCCCATTGGCGATGGCTTGTTGAGTAGCGATAGTCTTCTCTCTAGCCGCCTTCATCGTAGGTGTTTCATTCTGAGGAGTAGCAGCGTTCATCTGGTCAACCTTCTTGCCAACAGCATCAAGTTGCTGCTGGGTGAAGACTGGAGCCTGAGTCTGTGCCACCTTCTGTGCCGCATCCACCCCACTCTGCTGCTTGTTGAGCACACTCTGTGTAGTCTTCAAGCCGTTGTTTGAACGTAACATATCTGATGCTTTCATAGGCTATGCTTTAATCTTTTGAAGTTTAGCCCCAAGGCTATTCAAGTCACCCTCAGAAGGAAGAGCCGTAGCCTTAGCCTTCAAGCCAAGAACATCATTCGGGTTCTTAGCGATACCATTCAACTGCTCCTGAGTCACATTCATATTCGGTGCCTTCTTCGCACCACCAGCACCACTATCAATAGCTGTAGCGATGTTGGCAGCAGTACCAGCCACACCAGCAACCGCATTGGCAGTATCAGCAGCCTTCTCAGCTTCAATACCCATCTGCTGAGTCTGTAACTGGTTCTTTCTGGTCATATACTGCTGTTCGATGCTATCCTTTCGGGCATCGTTGGCAGCTACAATCTGTGAGGTGGTATCAGCAAGAGTCTTGTTGTTCGCCTCCTTCACCGCAGTAGTGGAGTCTTCCGTACCGCCCATTACCGCTTGTCTGCCCTTAGCAGCCTTGTTTCTGTTCTTAATCTGCTCCTGCATCTGAGTGAGCAATCGAACGGTATCGGCACGTTTAGTAGGGTCTTCATTATACTTTCTATCATACCATGCCTGATTTTCTCTCTGTTGCTGGGCAATCATCTGCTCCTGCTTTTTTCTCGCCTTGCGGTTAGCTATACCGCCAGCAATACTGCTTGCAAGCCCAAGCCCAGCACCTATTAATGCACCTATCATATATATGAAAATTAAAATTATTAATAATGGTACAAAGATACTGATACCATCCGAGATTCGTATTTTATCCGTTTATTTAGGAGGTAAGTTAACGGATAAAGTTTCCGTTTGCCGAATAATTACTATCTTTGCACCAAAATAGTTAAGTCAATGGCAGTAGATAGAAATACAAAAGGTCAGTTCGAGAAAGGTCGAGCAAAGACTGGAGGTAAGAAGAAAGGTTACGAGTCTCCTATCAACAAGGAGTTTCGTGAGTTGTGTGCCGACTTTTCTAGAGAGGCATGGGATGATTTCATGGCAGCTTGGTATAAGTGCGAGCCGAAGGATAAGGTAGCATCATTCATCAAGATACTAGAGTTCAACTGCCCTAAGCTACAGACCGTCACTCTTGACGATAAGCGTGAGGTTCACAATGCCCTCACCGAGAAGTTGAGACAGATGTCGGAAGAGGAAGGATAAAATGTAATTCATAAGAAGAACGATTATTTTTTTCATAGGTTTTTGGTTTATAGGTTTTAAGATTGTTAGGATAACGAAATAGGGAATGCGTGAGCACTCCCTATTCTTTTTTATTCACTATCAGCGACCACCTCTCGCTCTTCTATCCCCAGCCATATCCGTCTTGGAACCACGATTCACCGATTCATACCCATACTTCTCACCCTTATGAATAGGGCAAAGGCACAACTCACATACATGCTGCTTGCGAGCAGTTCTGACCTGACAACTGATTGACTCTATCTTCATAATTACCTAGCCGCTTTTCTTCAAGCAAAGAACAAAAACTATTCATCACATGAGACTTAATATTTTCTTGAAAGAAACTATTAGCATAAAAACTACAAACACCAAACAAAGAATAAGCAGGAACAACATCAAAGCAACCATTCAAGTTTTTCAACAATCCTAAATAAGTTTGGCGAACTTTTAACTGACATAAACTATTACCGAGCCTATACCCTTTGTCATATCCTTCCTTGAAAGCTACATCCTTAATTCCTTGAATAGCATCTTTATTCAGGTTTGCTTTAGCCAGCAACTCCTGATACTTGTCGTAGTCAATAATGACTTTTGCTTTTTCTTCATTTTCCATAAGCGATTTTTTGTTTTTTGTTTCCTACTAATTACTTAATCATCCAAATATAATTATTTAAAATTAAAATGGATAGATTTTTGATTCCTTTGGATTCTAGGTTCCCCTTAACGCACACGTATGTGAACGAATCAGAAAACCTAAGATGTCATGGATGAGTTCCGTCAACCCCCATCATCTGGTCACTTGATAATTCTACATCAGTTAACCTAAGCAGCATAAGGAGTAGATTCCCCTCCGCTCGTCTTCTGCTATTAGTTCCTACGATTTGCCATGCGGTCTTCCTTGCAATTTATAGACTCGATGAATCGGAAGGTTTCTAGCCCATAGTCTTCCATCTTGTCTTGTCTCAAACTCAGGGGAATAAAAAAGAACCCCCGAGTGTTGGTTACGGACAACGACTCAGAGGTTCATATCTTGTAGGCTTACGCCTTGAAAGGAGGACTACTTTGGTCTGTCAACCGTAACATTGACGATGCAAAGATAGAAGCTTTTTCTGAAACCACCAAATGTGAAAAAATATGTAATTCGTTAATCTGTAAGATATTCAGATTTTAGGTATACGCTTGGTGTGCAGTAGACATACAAATGATTACAAAGTTAAAGTAGGTTAAAGAGTTTTTGGTATTCAAGTTTATTTTGTTACCTTTGTAGCGAGTAAAATAAGCGATTTAGTTTCTTTAACTCTTTTATGTTACTATTTTGTTACTCGATAAAAATAGACCATTTCTAATAGTATTGGTTATCAGTAGGTTACAAGGTTCAAATAAGCATTCATAATGTTTTTGTATAATATGAAAAGG